CTTCGTCCTTCCCGCCCAGAAACTGGCGCACTTTGGCGATGGCGAATGGCATCAGGATATTCCAGCCTGTTCCCCCGATATAAACGATGGCGTTGGTAGCGCGGATGTCGTCAGGCGAAACGCCCATTTTGACCGCCACCCAAGGCATGAAAAACACCGCAAACCCGAAACCGGAAAAGAGTGTAAAGCCGATGTCGGCCCACGTCATTTCCTTGTACCGGGTCTGTGCCAGCGCCGTGATCGCTCCTGCCATAGCGGACATGACCAGCCACACATGACGGAAGTCCGTCTGTTCAATCACCGTCGCGACCTAGCAGCTTGTATATCCGCGCGTAGAAACTTGCGGGCAAGGTTGCCCAAACCACGAAGATTCCAGCGGCTAGACAGATAATCGGCACAGGCATCGCCCCCTAGCGTGAAAAGCACGGCAAGTTGTACCAATAACGCGCCGTCGAGAACCTCGTTATAATCCATGTAATTCAAGCCATTAACCCATGCTACCACGTACATGCAAAGGCATACTAGGTAGGGAGTCCAGATCAACGGCGACCACCAATGCTGGCGGCATGTGTATGCCACTACGGACAGGCTAATCAGGTCTGTCAGCGACCATATATCTTCCGGCGAGACATCGACGCCGACGCGATAGAGCAGGAATGAAGGCGCTACGGCTGGATACCATGACGCCGCGAACAACGCCCAATTTGCAAACACCACCCAGCCGGCCACCTTCAGGCAAGCGCGTCCTTCGCGCGCATGATGACAGACGACCAGCGCCGCCAGACACGCAACACCGAAGAACGCGCTCCAGAGCATCAGTCGCCGCCCCAACCTTCAGCCTTCGGTTTCGGCCGTGGCTTAGGCTTTGCAGAAGGCTTGGGCCGGGGCGGCCCGCCGTGATTTCCGCCGCCGCCGCTCGCCATTACTTACCACCCGGCTTGGGCGGGTTGCTGCCGTTGTCGCCGCCGCCGCTGTCTAGCGTGAATGCCTGCTCTTCCTCAATCGGTGCCAAGTCAGGCGGGCATTCCTCGACCGGCTTTTTGTCGTCTTTCATTACACATACCTCCTGCGGCGGTGGAAAAACAACCAATAGCTGAAACACTACGCACTCGCTACCCATGTTCCAGGTGTACCAGTTGTGTTGCAAACGCTTTTAGAAAGCGATGCAGTTGGATCGTTGAACTCTATGCGATCACCCTGTTTTCCGGGGAATGAAGACGGGGGCGTGGTGTCGGCAGACAACTTGACCCGACTAGATTTGTAGGTGGTGCGGTCTACATTCCCGCTGCTGTCTATCATGACAGGAACAATCGACAAACCGACCCACCGGGTAGTCACGCCAGAACCGTAAATTGCCCCTCCCTGAAAAAGTCGGAGCGCGCCCCAGCCTTCGTCTGAACTGACGTAAAAAGCCGCTCCGCCTGAAACGTGACCGTTAATGGTGGGGGTGCCAACAATAGTGGCCCTCTGGCATCCATTGGCGAACGTGTCGATGAAGATACCGTACCGCGCGCTTTCACCGTTCAGAATACCGATGACGCCACCATCAACGGTGCAGTCAACGGATCGTCCGATAGCCACGTTGGCCTTAGTGCCGCCTGCCCGGTTGTTGAAATAAGAGATAGCGCCACGCGCAACGCAGCGAACGGGAGCCACCTGCGAATCTTCCGCTATCAACACGCCTTCTGCACGGCACAAGGTAGCGCGGGGGCGCAGGAAGGTGACGCCGACTGCCTGATCGCCCGCCATATGCCCTGTGTAATGGCCCACAGACCCACAATCGGTAAAAGTACCGCCAGATTGTTGAACGACGCGCACGCCAATGCCGCTAGGCCCAACGCCCGAAGCCGCCCTGCCTGTAATCCGCTCCATCGTCATGTTGGTGGTGGCAAGAGGATCGATAATTGGTGCATAGCCAATTTCGGTGACAGCCCGTTGAATGTTATCCGCCAGCGTATCGGAATATATCAAGCTGCCTGCAACGCCCGTATCGGAACAGGAAATATCCCTAAACACGATGTTCTGATAAGCCATGCGCTTGTCTTCTTCGCGGCCAAACTCAAAGCCAAGATCGCCGGCAGTATGGCGCACGGTAGCATAGGTCGTGGCGGCAAACGCGCAATCCTCTACAAGAATGTTATAGCAACCCGACCAGCGCGTCCCGTGTGAACCAGTATCGGTGCCCACGGTGGGACGTGATAAGCGCCCAGCTTTAATCTTGCGCACGGTCCAGTTATGCGGGTGGGTTGTGTACGCCGTGCCGTTGTCGAACGCGGTACGGCTGGCAGCAATATCAGCACTGCTGATCGGGCCAACTGTGCCCCAATCCGCATGAACCACGCCGAACATGCGGTCGCTGTCCGGTACGGTGATATTCTCGATAAGCCCGTAGGATGAACCGCCCATGATGGCGATGGCAACGCCGCCAACGGTCGTGCCCCCATCCGTTGCCAGCTTGTTTGTCGTCAACACACCGGGGCCGATGATCCGCACCCCTGTAACACCTTCGTCGGGGGATTGCGCTCCTACGCTAGCAGATGCCCCATAAGCTGGGCCAATTGTGATGCAAGCATGGGCTTGGGTCTGCTGCGAGGGGTTGCCGGTGCTATTGACGGTAATCGAGCCGCCATTGAGCAACAGGCTGGCACCCGAACGCAGTCGCACGCCAGGATCGTCACCTCCTGACAAGTTCAGGACGAACGCCGCGCCGTTCATGTCCAGAGCGATGCCGGGTTTGATGATAGGGGCGGCAGCCATTGCGTATGTTGCCCGTGGCAGGCGGATAACATCGCCTGGGACTGCCGCGTCAATCGCTTCCTGCAATGCAGCGCCAGTGTCCTGCGTCGTGTCGATGTTAGGAACGATGGCGGTATCCCGCGCTGCAAGCAGAGCGCCGCTGGCTACGCCGGTTAGTTTGACGAAACCGGGGCCATCGGGGCGTCCAGAAAAAGAGCCGCTGCGGAAATAAAATGTGGCGGCCGGTATGCCAGATTCCGTCCCGCTTGCAGGCGCAAAAATATAGGACCCGTTGCTTACAGGAGCGGCCTTCAGAGCAGCAAGAGTAGCGAACGTACTGTTGGCAGGCCCGGTATCGCCCGTTGCGCCAGGATCGCCAGTATCCCCCTTAGTCGAGTTCATCGACACGTTTTGCACGCGCAAAATCAGACTGGTGGCATTGGGGGCGTAGATGTCGAGATGGTACGTGCCCGGCGCGACGTAGAAATCGAGGTTTCCGTAAGCGTCGGTAACGGCGGCATTCTCCACGCCGGATGTGGTGACAATGGGCGTGCCGTTGTCGTCCGCCGCAATCGTGACAGTGTTCTGCGTAGCAGGATCGACCACGCGAGCGAAATAACCAATCAGGCTATCGCCGCTGGTGTTCGTGATGGCCTCGAAATAGTGGAACATCAGAATTGCCCCTCGTTAAACAGGCTAATGCCCACCGTTGTTGTTGCCGTCGTTCCTAGCGCGTCCGTGCATACCACGCGAGCGATGGAATAGGTATCATTGCCGGGAGCGACAACGCCACGGAATTGCGTTGCTGCATTGTTGGGTGTCAAGGTTACCGCGCTGCCTTCGATAATCGTCCATGCGTAAGAGTATGGCGCCAGTCCACCTGTCGGCGTGGCGATGGAGAAGTTTGACGTAACGGGGGCAGGTTTGCGATTGACGATACTGCCGGTGGCGTCGTTGGCTGTTACCGACATAGGCGATACGAATGCGGCAATGCGCTTCCACGCGCCAGACCGATATTGCTCCCCACGCGTGATCGTGCGCCAAGCGCCGCCAATCAGCACTTCGCCCCGCTTTGGCGTCCGCCACCCCCCTGCGATAAATGCGTCCATCAGGAATAGTAGAACACAACAAGGCCCTCGGAGCCTGTGGGGCGGATAGAGCCTTCGGGCAGGAACATCACCCGGCCGTCAGTCTGCGCGCTACCCGCATGGTGCAGGTAAGCGCCGCGCGTCGATCGCAGGATGTCGCCGGTGTAGCTGCCGCCAGTTGTCGGCACAAAAGCGCCGGTTGCCGGAATACGGTCGTAAGTGTCGCGGATGACAGCGGCCACATAGCGAATTGCATTGTTGATGCCCTCAGGCGAACAGCCCTCGCCAACATTGATGCCGCCGATGGTGACGTTGACCGATGGAGTAGTCGAAAACTCTGTTGCGCTAGGCATGGTATCGGCCTTCTGCTATATACTGTGCATGTTGGGCATTATACTTGGTATCGCGCTTAAAGGCATAATCTTTGAGGCGTTTCATCAACATTCACTGCGTAAGCAGCGGCGCTGCGCCGGCCAGAATGGGTGCTCCAAAAATGCCCCCAATCTGCGCTCGCCCCTTGATCTTGTTGCCCGCCTTGATGAAGGCGTCTGGACGGTCAAGTAGCAGTTTCACAGCCGCCTTCTGAGCCGCCTTGGAGCCACCAGCCGCGAGCAAAGCACCTAGCGCCAAAGCACCCCCCGCACCGTATCCAGCGCCTTCCGTGCCGCCCGCCGCGTAGCCACCTCCAACAGCGCCGACGCCCGCAGTGCCCAACGCGCCTTGCATAAGAAGACGGCCAGCCGATCCGCTATCGCCTACCTTGCTGGGCAACACGGCCTGACCGGCGCGCGCCAGATCAAAGAACGGCTGGCGCGTTGTGCCTTGGGTGCCGCCGTACTTCTTGGCGTTGGCAGCCGTGGCATCCGCAAGTTGCGAAGGTGTGAAAACGCCCGTTTCGCCAGACATGGTGCCCCCGCGAGCGCGGTTGACGGCATCACGCAGGATTTGCACCTGACGAAACGCTTGATCCGCTTTGCCTAATTTGGGCAGGGCATCGGGAGCCTGACGCCCGACAAGGCCGCGCATAGCGTTCTCTGCGCCAGTCACCGACTTGCCGACAAGGTTACCCATTGCATCAGAGCCGAAGTCAGCGCCGCGAGTTTGCTGGATGAAATCCTGAATGGTGTTGCCGTCGAACGAAGGCTGATCGACCAGCGGAGCCATGTTCGCCTTTTCGTAGGCGGCAAACTCTGGGCCGACGCGCGGAACAGCGCCGCCGGTAGCAACCGCCGCATCGTATTCGGTGCGGAATTGCGGCTCTGGCGTTACATTGACGTTATCTAGCGCCGACCGATACCCGCGCGTTGTAGCATCCTGCGCTAGATCAATGCCCTGTTCTTGGATGACGCCGCCAGTGCGTTCGCCAATTGGAGCCAAGCCTTCGTTGAAAGCGGCCCGGTTGAACCCTTGCATGCTATTGGTGCGGCCAGCATTGACCACAGTGCCCACGCCAGGAATGCCGGTGGTCAGGTCTTCCATGCGCTTGATGCCAGCGCCAAGCAAACCGGACTGGCTAACAGCCTGCCCGACACTCATCGGCACCTCTGCGTTGCGCAAACCTTGCACATACGGGTTGCGAACGCCCGTCAGCAGATTGCTAGCGCCACGCACTGAGGCGCGACCAGCCATGCCGCCACCAAGGCCGGCGACGCCACCAACAGCAGCACCTAGCAGGCGGCTATCGTTTTCGCCGTCAGCCGAGCCCGCGCCACTTACTGCACCGTACAAAGCATCAGCGCCACGGGCGACCCAAGGCGAAGCACCTACACCGGCACGGGCAGCCGCTGCACCCAAGCCCAACTCAGCGCCACCAGCCGCAATCGTGCTGCCAGCAATCGTGCCAAGCATAGATGCGGTGGGATTGCGCTGATTGGCGTAGTCAATAGCAAGGCCAGCCGACCCACCTGCTAAACTGTCCAAATTGTTGCCGGTCAACGCATCGGCGGAGTTGATCGCATACGCTCCGAACGCGCTATCGGCCACCGAGCCCAAAGCACGCCCAGCCGCACCGCGCGTATCGTCAATCTGTGGCGGCGCAAAATTGATTGGCCCGCGCTTCTGAATAGCGGAGATAGAAGCAGCGTCACTCAAGGGCTGGAAGCCGTTATCCTGCAAAAGCCGGTTGATTTCAGCAACGCCGCCGCCACGGTTGTAAACCGCCTTCATCTTCTGCGCCATTGCGATGCCGGCTGCATTAGTGAAGTTGCCGCCGCCGCCGCCGCCATTGATGCCGCTGGTCGTTGCGACATCGTAACCAGCCGGGCCAGAGCCGCCGCCGCTACCCCCTGCGCCACTCGCCGCGCCTGCTACGCCTGCCCGGTCATCACTCTGCGCTTGCGTAATTGCATCCCAATTCAGGGGCGCGCGACCAAGCGCCTTCATTTCCTCATTCACGCGGTTCTTGATGCTGCGTAGCTGTTCTTCAACAGCCGCGTCCCGAGTGGCAGCGGTAGGAAGGTTGGCGCGGTCGAACATGACGGAATCACGATCCGATACCGTGCCCATGCCCGGCACCTTGAACGCTGCAAGGCCCTGTTGCGCAATCTGATTGCCAGCAACGTCGAAACGAGCGTTGGCGTCTGTAGGAGCGTAATCCCAAATACCCGACAGTCCCTTGGTGGTGCCGATGCCGGTATTATAGAGATACTGAGTACGCCCGACCTGACTGGCAAGCTGCATCAGACGCGATACGCGATCCGTCTGTGCTTGCTTGGTTTCCACCGGGTTTGCGAGTTCGCGCCGGGCCTTTTCGTTGGCGAGGCGCGTGCCCTCCACCTCCAAAGTCGCTTTCTGGATTTCAGAAGGAGCCTTCGCCGCTTCCAGCGCAATCTGCTGCGCCGTCTTCTGGTTGCCTAGTCCCGCGCCAACCAATTCCGTGGACTGCCGCTGCGCCTGCACGGGATTGGGAGCAACAACAGCGCCACCACCTTGCGCGCCGGCAGCTTGCGCCAAAGAGACAGGATTGCCCGCCTCGTCAATGTTCCAGATGTTTCCGGCTTCGTCACGGGCCTGCTGCTGTGCCATTATACCCCCATGCGCCGTAGGATGCTGTCGGCGTAAGAATTCGTCTTCCTGCCCCACAAGCGACGATTAGGCCCGCCGTGGTAAAAACGCAAACCATCACGTACATTGCCGGTCTTGTCCAAGGCTTCTTCCAGATAACCTTGCCCGATAGCGCGCTGATAGTTTGCCGCCGCCTCTGACGTGCCCGACATCAGGTCGGGCCGCCAAGGCACGCCTAGCTTCTTCGCCACGCCTTGCGCGGTTGCGGGCAGAACCTGCGTCAACCCGCGCGCTTGTCCATATTGCGTCTGCGGGCCAGATACGCCAGCACGTCCGCCGCTTTCCTGTTGGATAAGGTGCGGTAAGATGTCACCGGACTGGAAAGGTACGCGCCCCTTGCGGGGTAGCACCTCCTAGTGGCGTAAGTTTGCCGACAGGGGCCGCAGGAGGCGTGCCGTTGGGTCGGACATACTGCCCACCGCCAGCGCCGTCAGGGATGAACTGCGCAGGGTTGGCGAGGGACTGTGCCCGCTGATTGTAAAGCGCGCGGCCTTGCGGCGATGCAGGGTCAATGCCGGCCCCTGCCAAAGCACGAGCAAAGCTGTCATCGGTCGGGGCCTTGGGATGCGCCGCTTCGTAAGCCTGCTTGCGCTCCCAATCCGTGTAGTTATCAGCCCGGCGCTGCTGATACTGCGCCGCCTCCGCCGCCTGTGCCTGACGCATTTGCAGACCGGGGAGGAACGTACCGCGCCCGCCGCCCCACTGAGACAGCGTGTCACCAATCGTGCCAATAATCAGCTTGGCGGTGGACGGCTTGGCGTAGGTCGGGACGGTTGCGTTCTGCTGCACCAACCCGGCACCCTCAGCCGCGCGAGGATCGACCACAGGCATCTTGTCAGGCGCCATCGGCGCGCCGAACAAGCCGCGCTTGGAGAAGCCTACCATCTATCAACCCCCCGCATACGCACTGGCGGCATTGCCGGCCATCTGAGCCAACAGCGACGCAATAGACGGCGATGACTTTTGAGTGGTATTGTTATATTGGCCTAGCAACCCACCAATAGACGAACCCGCCCCCGCCGCAGCCTGCACAGGCGCTTGCTGGGACTGAAGGATGCTTTGGATAACCGACAACGGCTGATACTGAGCCGACGCGATGCCGCCAGCGGCACTAGCCGCCGCGTCCATGCGGCTTCGCTCGTTGCCATAGTCTGTATAACGCAGGTTGGTCGAGTTCTTTGCGAGGTTCTTGGTAATGATGTCTCCAAAAGCAGAGCCGCCGGTCAGTCCGCGCGTGCCAAGCGAAGCGGCGAAGCCATTGCGCACGTCATCGCCAGTCGCGTCAATCTGATCCTGAAGGTAAGGATTGCCAGCGTCCAAGTATTTTCCGGACAAAACATCAGCGTTGTAACCCATTGCCGCTTTCACGTTCGGGTCGCCTGCCGTGTATTTCGCCATCAGGTCAGGCACTGCCCCCGCCAATGAATTAGCAGTCGCAGTGATACCCGGCTGCGCCGCCGTGTACGCCGCGTTGACGTTGTTCGCTGCGCCCTCGATCTGGCTGCCGTAAACGGGAGTAGACTTGCTTGTAGTCTTGGACTTTGAGAACCCCACGTTACAAATCCTTCCGAACGCTAACCTGATGTAACCGAAAACCGCGCTTTTTCAAAATTCTTTCCCACCCCGGACGGGACTCAACGCAGGCAAACGTAACACCTTGTTCGCGTGCCCAATCCTCTGCTTCCGCAATCAGTTTCAGGATACCGGCCAATGCACCTGCCGCCACCAACCCATGCAATTCCGTAGCACCTGCCGGGTATTGTTTCACTACAACAACGATCACGGCATCATCGTTGCCGAACACCCGCGCATCGCCGTTCAGGATTTGCAGGTCCAGCCAGTCGATTGAATAGCAACGCGGGTCCAGCACACCGACGATTTCGGCATGATGCCGGCGGTATTCAGCCCAGAATGGCGGCGGGTAGATCACGGTACGTTCTGCCAATCGGCACCGTCATAGTATTGCAGAACGCCACCTTCAAAACGCACCGCGCCTTTCTGCGTCTTCTGCAACTGACCAATGGCATTAGACACCAGACGCGGCCAATCCTCACGCTTGCCGTCAACGGGTACGGGGATGGGCTTAATCACGCTGCCTCCTTTGGTATGGCAGCACGCGTACCATGATTTATATGGTAACCGTACTTAATATCTGCATCCCGTCTGGCTTGAATAGCGCTTTTCTTGTCTGGGAAAGACCCTAAATAAATGCCTTCCCCATTGACTTTGATGTTAGCAATCCAAGGCTTGTTTGTATTTCTAGGCTCATACTTGACGCCTAAAACTCCGGTTTTGTTGTTTTTTCGTATTCCCGTGTTTTTACTGTTCACTAGGTTTGAAACTTCTCTGAGATTATCAATCCTATTGTCAGAACGATTGCCATTGATGTGGTCGATCTGTCCGTTAGGCCAACGTCCGTAATAAATTGCGAAAGCTACGCGATGGGCAAGCCAATTCTGGCTATCCACTTGAACAGTCAAATAGCCGTCCTTGAAATCGCTTGTAGCAATTTTTCCAGAAAAACGAGTGTTCCAAGTTTTGAATATTCTGTCTTTTGTGAATTCATCGCGGCTGCGAGGCCTTCTAATAATATCACCCGTGCTGGGGTCGTATTGTAAACGACTGCAAAGCAGAGAAGGTGGGGGAAGAATTCGCTTAGCCATTGTAAAACTCCTCCCTTCCTGTATACGCGCTTCATTGGACATAATCAATCAACGAACACCGCCGCCATCGAAATCGCAATCAATTCCTTGCGCATAAGTCCACCGCGTTCCCGCCGCGACCGTCATCGTGAAAGCCATATACTTCCCCCGCGCTCGCACCGGAACGCGCCCGCTGCTTTGCATGCCGCCCGACGTAACAATCCCCAGCGGCCCGCCCATCTGCTGGCGCGCATCGACCTTGATCGTAATGCCCGTGGTCGCATCTGACATAGGCGTTACGGCTCTCACACGCGCCACCAGCGGGTCCGCCAAAGCCTGCCAGCCCATCGTCAGTGTGGCGGCAAGGTTATCGCCTGCCAATGCCCCCAGCCTGTTGTCGCGGCTGACGACGTACAGGCGAGGGTCGCCGCCCTGAAAGCGGGGGTCGTCCAGCGAATACGGCATCGTATCCAAATTGGGATACAGCGCCGCCACATCCTCCAGCGACAGGCTGCTTTCATACCCAGCGAACAGGCCATTAAACCCGATGTCGATGGTCGTGGCGCGGTCCAAGACCCAATTATAGGCCCAGATGCGTCCCGGTACTCCGGGCATTCCCCAGAAAACCAGCGAGCGTTTCGGGTCTACAGAAGCCCACAGCTTTTCGTAATCGTCCTGCGCCACGGTATCGCGGAACGACTGATCGAACTTCTCATTGCCGATGGGGCGCAGCGACTGTCCATCTTCCAGCGACATGAAACCACGGTCGGACAGGAAGAACACTGAACGCCCTGCCTGCGCTATGCTGCCGCTGGAAGCGCAGCCGAAGTTGGGCGTGATTTCCGAGAACGAGAACGGCGCTTCGTCATCGCCAGTGCGCTCCATACGCACCAGCCGGAATCGCTGTAGGATGACGCCGTATTCCCCGCCCGCAATGCCTTTGATTTCGCCACCCGTGAGCATCGGCTGGAAACCTGACTGGTTCGTGCCGGGCGTCCACATCGTATGATCGTTGAACCCCGACCACTTCACCAACAGCTTGTCGCCGCCGGCCTGCGTGATGACGACATAATCACCCACCACCGCCACGCCGTTGGCGCTAGGGCAGCCGGTCAACGCCGACGCCGTAGATGTGTCGAGATTGACCTGCTTCGTCTCTACGCCGTTGACGGCAACCACGAAGTTGCCGAACTGCGTAAACCGCCAGCGGTCCGCAACAGACATCGCCGTCAACAGCGGCGTCCACGAACCACCGGAAAACAGGTCAAGCCCGTTCGCGGTGCCCGCCAGCAGATACGTGGTGCCGTTGGTCGAGATGAACGCCGCGCCGCCCTTGAACGTCGCTGGCAGCGGGTCGCTAATTGTCACCAGCGAACGCACAGGCCGATACCCATCCGCTGCTGGCAGCACGTTGCTGGCAACCGTCAGCACGTCACGCGGTAGCTGGTCCGGCAGGTAGGCGGGGAAGGGGAGGCGTTTGGTGGCCACTAAATCCTCACCCGATTAGACACCTGCGAGATACCGCGCGGGATCAACGGCGCAGCGCCCCAACGCTGGCTCATGGCCGATTGCCGGATCGACTCCATCAGCGTCTGCACCGTCTGCGCCGCGCGGGACTCGCCGTCCGTGTCACGCTCCCGACCATACAGGTAGAACAGCACGCCAGCGACGTAGAGGTCAGGATGCTTGCGCAACAACCAGTTGGACACCTGCGCATCCGAGATTGGCGCAATCCGCTGATAATAGACCATCTCCAGCGCCGCCGTTCCGACAGGCCCTAGGCGCAGGTTATTGCCTTCGATGGTGTACGCTGATGGCGTGCCCGCCTTGCCGTAATAGGTAGACAGCATGCCAGCCGGCGACATGCTTGCCAGCGGCGCGTCCGGCATGCCCTCCACAAAGATAAAGCGCATCTCCAGAAAGTCAGCCGGCAGCATGGTCAGTTCGTCGGTGACGGTAAACACCGCCCGCGCTTCCATGTCCGTCGTGCGCAGCGAACGATTGAACTCCGCTTCAGCCTTCCGCAACGCCCGATCAATCGCAACCTGCGAATAATCAGCGTCGTCCATCATGTCGCGGATTTCGCCGATGAAATCCGTGTAGCTGGAGATCGCGCCGGGGGCGTAGGTTGGGATTGCGATGCTCATTTGGTGCAAGCTCCCGTGCCGTACCGGCTGGCCTGAGCCGCAACGACGTTCCCGCAGGCGATCGCGTCGCTGCCCGGCGCGGTAATCCACGGCCACACCGGGCCACGGTTGCCGCCGAGCAGACGCGCGCCGGGCACCGGCAGCACCCGGTTGTTCTGGATGACGGTGCCGCGACCCTCGTGGACGGCAATGCCCTGGAAGTAGCCGAGGGTCAGGTCATTGTTGCGGATCGTGATGCGGTCGTAGCCGCCTTGGCCGGGATCGCCGAACCAGATGCCCTGAGTGACGCCGTAGCTGGTGTTGCCCTCGATCAGGATGTCGCTGGTCGGCGGGTAGCCGAGCCGCGACCAGCCCTGAATGCAGTCAGGATGGTCGCCGCCCTTCACCAGCTTGCCCGCCGCGTCGAAGATGTCGAGGACAGGATGGAAGTTGATGCACTGGTTGCCGGCGACATGCACCCGCTGCACCATCGCGAGGTTGATGCCGTCCGAGCGGACGCCGTCCAGCCGGTTGCCGATGATCTCCACGTCCGTGCTCTTCGTGGCGGTGATCCCGACGCGCGCGCCGGACACGATCATGCCGGAGACAAGGATGCGCTTGGCCGTGTCGATCATCACAGCAGAGCCGCCCCCTTCGCCTTTCACTATGCCGCCACGGATGTTGATGCCGGCGGTCGACCGGACGATCACGCTGGTGAAGGTGGCGGCGCGGGCGTCGACCTCGATCGCGGGCGAATAGTCGTCGCGCGGCAGCTGGACCGCCCCGTACTCGCCACGGGCGAGCGTGACGATGTCGCCGGCCTTCGCCTTCTGCATTGTTGTTGAGAAGGTGGCGGGGGTCGCGGTCAGGGCCGCGAGGATCAGGGCGTGGATCATGACGTGACCAACTCCATTCCCATCTGAAACACGTCGATCACGGCAGACACCGTCTGAGACGCGCCGGTCTGGTTGTCGAAGCGCATATCGAGATAGATGCCGGTCGAGCCGATCGTGCCCATCACGCCCGGCCCGCCGTTGGCCGTGTCCATGAAGGGATCGGCCAGATCGTTCATCTGGGTTTGCAGCACGTAGTCGCCGGCAGCATCGCCGTTGGCGACGTTGAACAGGTAGCCGGCGCGGTCATTCGTTCCGCCGGCACCACCCGCGAACGCTGTGGCGACCTGTGTCCGCGTCGCGCTCTCTGTGCACTGCACGGTCTGACGGAGGGCAACGCCCGCAAGCTGCTGACTGCCCGCTGCGACCTTGACGTTTGCCACGCCCCTGATTTTCTTCGTGGCCGTTAGCTGACCAGCGACTGCAACCGCCTGGTAGCACGATAGCGTCCACACCGACGCATCGGCCAGCGTGCCGCTGATCGTCAGGCGAACACCGCGAAAGCCTGCTGCGTTCGTGATGGTCTTGTCGGCAAGGATTGTGATCCCGCCGCCTGTGCCGCTTGCGGACAACGAAATGCCTTGTGGGAGTGCCGTCGCGGCGGGGAATGTAGCACCCGATGAGCCGGTAATAACCTGCCCCGTGCCCGTACCGTCCAGCATCAACGGATTGCTGTGCACGAACAGATTGCCGTTGCCGGTTCCGCCTCCGCCCACGCCGCCCGTAGGATTGCCGGTCGGAAGGACGATCTGGGAAGCGAGGCCGGTGTAGGTCGCGCCATAAACCGCAATCAGACGCGCGTGAAGCAGCTCGGACGCCCGCTTACAGGCGTATGCGGTCCAGTGCAGGCCGTCGCGCAGGTATTGAGCATTGTTCTTCCATGAACCCGTGCTGCTGCCCGCTGCGTCCAGAAACTCGCTCCACAGGTCGATGACGATCGTGTCAGAGCGCGCGTTGGCATGGCCGCTCGCGAAATCCAGCGTCTTTTGCCAGTCGGCGAAGGCCCTCATCTCGTCGGTGGCAAAACCCTTCTTGAGGGTCGATGTGCCCCCGGTCGGCGTGTTGACGCCAGTCGGGAAGATCGTGAACAGCACCTTCAACTTGCTGCCCGAGCCACTCAGGATCGTCAGCGTGTTGGTCCGGCTGGTCGCCGCGTAGCTGCTGTTTTGATCGTTGATGCCCATTTGGAACATCGCAATGCCGGCAGGATGCGCCGCAACGTCAGTGTAGCCCTTGTTGCTGACGAACCCCGTGGATGAGGCAGGGCGGTACCAGACGCCCGCAGGCGTTGTGCCGTTGACGCCATCCAGACGCGGATTTGCCGCCATCTGGGTCGTGGTGGACGTGGAGCAACCGAAGTTGGGATAACGCCCGAGACGCACCCTTCCCTGCGTGCCTTGCTCAATCCACCCGGCCCAACCGTAATTAGACGAAATAGCCTGATAGCCATTGGCGTTGAGAATGCCCGAAGTGCCATTCTCAGTCAGGCTGTCGCCGAATGCTGTCATGTCCCAGTTTGTAGGGGCGGCGATACTCGCAGCGCCAGACGGCAAAACCGTAATAGGGTTGGTTTTGGGTGAATTGGTTGCGCCAGCTAACGTTTCGGTCAAACCTGCGGTAACAGTCCCGGCAACGGCAGTGCCGTCGAAGCTGAACGTACGCGCGCCGCTGTTGACGGTTAGGCCGGTAACGCCGCTTGTGATCGTAGAACCAGAATAAGCACCGTTGATGCTGCCGTTTGTAACGGTCCCGCTCGTTATTGCGGTCGAAAGGGTCAGCGTACCCAGCGTAATAACAATTGGCCCGCCCGCCTGCGCGCCACCCGATGCCGATAGAATATCGTCAAAGTTAGGGTCTTGGCTGCGCCCCATGCTTGACAGAATGATGTCTAGGTTCGTGTTAGCCATCATGTAATCCTATAGACAGAAACTGGAATGGAATAGGTAGCACCAATGCCGAGAAGCGGCGTGTAATAGCCAATGCTTACACTATTTGCAGCGACAGGGTAAGCGTTCTGCACTTCGCAGCCAGTGGTGGCCGCGCCATTCGGTACGACCAGCAGCTTGCCCATGTCCGTAGTGGCAATGCCCGTAAGCGGCAGGGTCATGCGCTTCATGCCGACAGCTAGGGAGATCAGCAGGGTTTCGGTGACGACGACGCTGCCGATCAGCACTAACCGGCCCGTAGGCAACGGGTGGACGTGATCTTCGCGACTGGCATTGGCGGAAGCTCCCGCCGCTGCCGTGCCTAGAGGCTGCGGTGTGGCGGTGCCTAGAGGGGTTGCTGTAGCATTGCTGCCTGCCACCCCCGGCGCGCCAGTAGCACCCGTAGCACCCTGAATACCTTGCGGCCCCTGCGCACCCGTGGCCCCGGTCGCGCCTGTTGCTCCCGTGGGTCCGGTAAACCCGATGTCACCCTTCGCACCCGTTGCCCCGGTATCACCCTTTAAGCCTTGCGGCCCTTGTGCGCCTGTCGCGCCTGTGTCGCCCTTCAGGCCCTGCGCACCTGTAGCGCCTGTATCTCCCTTTAAGCCCTGAATACCCTGCGCCCCGGTGTCACCCTTCAGGCCAGTTGCGCCTGTTGCGCCTTGCGCTCCCGTATCGCCCTTAGGCCCCTGTGCTCCTGTCGGACCAGCGGGGCCAGTTGCGCCTGTATCCCCCTTCGGCCCCTGCAAGCCCATAGGGCCAGCGGGCCCTTGCGAACCAGCATCACCCATACTGCCTTTGAGCGGGTATCCGGGAATTTTGGTGCTCACTACGCGCCAGACCCGTAGATCAGGATAAACCGCGTGCGCTTGCCCTCAAATGCCCAGCCGCCAGTAGACGTGTAGATCGGAAATCCCGGTTCGTCATCGGCTACAGCCGCAACCCACTGGGGCATCTGCGTGCGACCAAGGTACGCCTCGCCGGGGTGGATATAGTGACCATTCTCTTTGATCGTCGGCATATCGGCTGCCGACCCACGCCAGCCCGCAAACCAGATATGAAACGGATTAGGGTTGCGGATGATGAAGCTGGTAACACCCTGCCCTGTCATCGCCGGAACAGCAACGGGCTGCGCCGTCAGACCGATGTTGCCGATAATAGGCTTCACATTAAGGTTGCGCCGAAAAGGTTGGATCAGGGAATCAGCCATTTTGCTTCACCCATCCGCTATCGGAGGCAACCTCGCCATTGAGGTACGTCAAAGTTCGAACCCACGTGCCGCCGTTCCGTACGGTTTGCGTCAAAAGGTTGCCGCTGGGATCGTAGGTGTTGGTAAAGCCCCGATAGGTCGGCACAATGCCGCCGTCAGTGTCGAGGTCTACAGCGGTGGTGTATATCACGCTGTCATCGCCGCTGCTGACAATCAATCGCCCGCGCTGATCGACTTGTGGGTTAACCTGCTGGCCGTCCACCAGCATGGGCAGCAATTTGGTAAAGATGCCGAAACCAACTGCCACGCTCGCGCCCCTAAATGATAAATTCGCGGACCCTCAAATAGCGGTAATCTGGATGATTTAGCAAGCGTTTTACGCCGTTTTTGTGTTCCGGGTTCCAGAACTCCACACCGTGCTTTGTCGCCCACTCGTACATAACAAGGGTGGGAATATGCGCAGCGTGCCACATCTCGCTGCGGCGGTCCCAACTCTCAGCCTGCGCTTCTTTGTTTCTATCAAGAATGGGGGCGACATCCTGTTCACGCCGGAAATGCCACTGGCCCCCATTCTCGTCATCGGACGAGAACCAAGTCTTCATGCCCGTTGCCGGGTCATAGTCAAAAAGGCGCTCGCCCGATGCCATCTTACTTCACCTGCTTGTTGTCGCGCAGGATTTTGGCCGTGTCCTTGTCCACCTTCATGGACTGTCCGCGACCAAGCGTGCGCCCGTCGCCGATATGCACGGCGGTGGGCAGATCGTCCGAACCCGTAACCTCGACCATATCGGCCTCGTCACGGCTCTTGCGGGTTTCGCGGCCCTTGTCGTCCGTCTCGACCACGATGTTCGCATCCGGCTCCGAACGCTGGCCGTGCGGGTTCGGATTGGCGTCGGTGGGTGAAAGCGGATGCTCCACAACGGTTTCACCGGCAACATAGTCCGATACATCGCGCATTTCCTCCGTCTCGACGCCAAGCGCGGCTGCCAGCTTTCCGGCCTCCGACACATCCGCATACTGATCGGCAGGCTTCACCGGCTCACCCAGCGGGTTCGCAGGCGGGAGGTCACGCACACCCGGAGCGGTATCACCCGACTCCTTCGTCTCAGGCAAATCCTTGCCCTGCGTGTTGGTTTCCAGAACCGTTGCTTCGTCCTGGTGAGCGTCCTTGCGGGGTCGTCCCATGATGTGTTCCTTCCTAAGTGGCCCGGTCACATAACGCGCAACCGGGCCTTATGGGGTTCAGGTGAGATCAGCGATGATCGCGTTGCCGGCATCGTTTAGGCAGACGAGCGTTTCTTCAACGTGCATCTCTTCACGCTTCGCAAGACCAGTCTTCGCCAGCGGGTTGACCTGCATCGGGTCCAGCGTGGCAACACGCCACAGGGCCGGGTCCAGCACCAGCGCAGAGCGGGCATCAATGAAGCGGTTGGGCACGAACTGAAGTTCGCCCACATCCGAGACATAGACATCCGCGCCAGCGATGATCGTCAGCCGCTGGTTGCCGACTTCACGACGCTGCTGAGCAAGACCAGAGAACGTCGCCGCCGTCTGCTTCTGACCCAGCGACATCATCACCATCGTCGGGTCGCCGCCAGCATTCCATGCCGACGCAATCGACGCCTTCAGCAACGCTTCCGTGAAAGCGCGCTGCGTGCCGTTGGTAGCGGCAGCGTTAGGATAGCCCGTCGTGGTGCCGCTCAAGGTCGGGTTGGTGCCGCCTGTGCCACGGCTGGCGTTGGTGCGGATGAACGCCTGCGCGCCTGCCGCTTCGCCCGCAACCGTGGACGACGGCGGGACCGCTGCCAGATTGGCGAGATACCGCGCCTCGCGGTCACGCTTCAGTTCCTAGCCGGCCTTGGCGATCTGGTACGAATGCTCGTTCGCGCGGCCTGCGGCCTTCACCGCCTGCTGCGTGGTCGAGGTGCCGACAACCTTGGTGAAAATCTGGGTGTAATTGCCCAGACGGGTTGTCGCCGGACGGTTCTCGTTCGACAGGTCGTCGCCCTGAACCGCCTTGTTGTTCGGATTGGCCGACACCAGCGCATCCGTCTGCCACTCGGTATAAACCGCGCTGGCCGTCTGACGCCCGATAGCCGTCAGGAACGGCGTTTCGGTAGGCGAAATGTTGCTGATAACGTCTGCGAGGTCTTCACGATTGCCGACCCGGCTCATCGTCTGAATGGTATTCGATGGAACTGCCATGATAGTGATCCACTTGCGGAAGGGCCTACTGTCTCACGACGTTGGCTGGCGTAAGCCCTTATCCAAAACCCATGCGAGCAAGGGCAGCAGCACCGTCTTCAACTTTGCCGGTCTGCCGCAAACGCTCACGCGACTCGCGAACTCCACGGCCCTCTGCGCTGCTAGGCTGGGCAGCATTGGGCTTGGTCGTCCGCGTCTTTTTGCCATCCCGAACGCGCTGCATCTGACGAGCCGTTGCGGCATCGTACTTATCAGCCTTCTCACGCCAATCCGCGACCTGACGCAAAGCCTTCAACTCACCGGCGGTCGCGTGCTGCATCTGGTTCTTGTCCAATCCCAACACATCGGCTGCGCCTAGTGCCTTCTTGAACCATTCCTCTCGCGTGGCTTCGTTCGCCACCTCAGGAATTGCCATCAACTCACGATCCCGCTGCTGAATTTCAGCTTCGGTCATTGCGCTATCGGCGTCAGTGCCAAGCGCCTCTGCCTGCTGCATGAAGTCGTCATGCTGGGCCTTCAGGGCGTCATACTGCGCTTTCTGGGCAATGTAAGCGCCAGGGTCCGTCATCGCCAACTGCGGGTCAGGCGTTTGCGGAGCGATATGCTCCCCAATCGTCCGAAGCTGCTGGGCAAACTTGGCCTGTGCTACTGCGTCGGCTTGGGCTGCGCGCGTTTCCGCTGTCCGCTGGGCCTCTGCTGCCTTCGTGGTTGCCGTCTGGACCTGAACCGCCCTACGGGCTTCCAGATCGGCCACGTATTGCTGCGCCTCTTTGGGAAGAGCAGCAAACTTGGCCTTTTCCTCGGCATTCAGGCTAACGGGCGCGTCGATGGCCGCTTGCGGTTCGTCGTCCCCGTCGCCCTGTTCTTCGTCGTCATCGCCGTCAGGAAGTTCTAATTCTTCCTCCCCCGGCTCCTCCGTCGAATTTTCCTGTTCCTCGCCGTTGTCCTCTTCAGGACCGTCAAGGTTGATGCCGTCAATCAATGCCGCTGCGCTGTCGAGATCATCGCCGCCGGCTGCTCCATCATCTGGAAACTGGGCCATAGGTTCTCCTAACGTCCGACATAGCGGCCAACATTAGCCACACGGTCTACGTGTTCCTTCTCTTTAGCACGAATATGGCCGGTATCAATAACCGTCCGTACTTTTGCCTCCAGTTCCTGCGCAATCTTGTCGGCAACGCTCAAAGCAAGCTGTTTGCCGCGATCATCCGGCGATAGCTGGCTGTATTTCGCGAAGTAATCCGCTCGCAGGCTGTGGATCATGTCATACAGCCCACCGTCCTCCGTCGCGAAGGCTTCCCACCGCTGCCCCCGTGCAATGGCGTCCGTGCCGTTTTGTGTTCGCGTATAAGGGCGCGGTGCATCGGCGCGGGTGTAGCCCAGCCAGAGGAAGAAGCGGTTAAGCAGGGTCATTAATCTTCCCCGAACATATCACGCAACAGCATGCGTTGAGCGCGGACAAACATGCCCAACCGCTCTGTGCATGACGCTTTTCCAGCATGAATAGTTTGCATTAAATCAAGGTCAGGATCGCCGTCAGGACTGCTGTCCAAGCCTACAATCATTAAACTGTGGACTTGCCATTCTTCAGCGTCAATGCGACGAATTGCCTCAACCAAAGCATCGCGCGGTGTCGTATTTTCTACTTTGCTCGCCGCCTTGAAACGGACAGCGCCTAAATCAACGACGCTCATTTGTCCAATCTCCCACCTTCACGGTTCTGCCCAATGTCCGCGTCAGTCTCAGCCTTACGGCTAATGGCATAAGCCTTGACTTCAGCTTCCTTGTTCGTGCGATAGATTGCAAGTGCAGCCTCATCGTCAGCACGCTCACGGGCCAACTGTGCGTCTAGCGCTGCTTGCTCGCGCTTCTGTGCCAATTCGAGGCTATGCCGCTCGCGTAGAACCTCAAGGTTCGCTGCCGCCTCTTCCCGCTTCAGATCGATTTGTGCAGCGGCTTTCTGCTTCTCAAATTCCAGCTTTTGTTGTTCCCGCTGCTGCTCAGCCTGCATCGCCAGCATTTCAGGGTCTGGCTGTTCCTGCTCCTGAATGGGCTGGCCGGTGTTGGGATCAATGACCGGCGGCGCATCCGGGTCCTTCCAATAGTCATCGCCCTTGCCGATGCCCAGATCGCGAACCAGCCCATCGATAGCGTGGAACAGGTTCTTGGGGCTGACAACGCCGTTCGTGAAGCCCTCAGCCAAGAACGGCGCAAGCTGTAGCCGCGCCTGCACCCGCTTGTCCTTAGACCCGGTGCCCAGCCCAACCTTGATCGACAGGTTCACGTCCTCAGGCCACTGACCCGGATCAACCCGCTTATACTGCCCGTCTACCTTGATATTGAACGGCTCGCCTTCACGCCTCATCAGGCGATACTTCTTCGCCATCAACCGCGAAAACGACTCCGCAAAGTTGCGCGCGATGAATTCTTCCTGCTGCTGTCCCTGCTCCTGCAACCCCCGAAACGCCGTCGCCGTGTTGGTGTTTAGCGTGTCGGCGTTCATGCCTTGGTTAAGGCGCGTAATGCCGGTGCGGGACTCGCGCTCGCCAGCAAGCCACTCCATCACGCCCAGCGACTTGCCGATGTCGAAGCTGGTCGTATACGGCACCACGCCGCCAATGTCCGACACTCGGATAGGCGCGCCAGCAATGGGCGACAGCAAATCGTCAATGGTGTTTTCGTCCATGCCCCGCGTGGACACCACAGGACGCGGCATGTTTCCTTGATACATGCCATCGAACAACTGCCGCGCAATCGTGGACCGGGCAAGCTGGATGTCCATTACCTTATCGGCCAGCGAATACCCCACCAGCCGATGCGGACGCGGAAACGGGCAGAACACCGAAAACGGCTGTTCGTCCACAATCTCGATTGCCAGTTCGCCGTCCTGCCAGCGTAGGATTTCATTCTCTACGCGGAAAACCTTGACGCGCTCGGCAATGCCGTCGCGATCCAGATCGATGCGGGCGTATTCCTCCCACAACTGCACCTGCTGAAGCGCTGTGGTGCTTTCCGGGTCTGGCTCCCACGTATCGCGATCTGTGGCTTGTAAGCGCGTGTCAGGCAGCGCCGAATAGGACGGCAGCGCATAGACCTGATCGCGGTCGAAGCCCATGTCCACGAGGTCAGAGCGCGTTTTGATCGGGCAATGCGCCAGATAGTCCGCTTCGTCTTCGTGCCGTGCACGCGCCGAATAGCGAAACTCGTTCGCGGGAATTGTTTCGTCAATGAAACGCTTTTCACGGCGCTCCATTTTCAGCGATAGGGTGTAGGTGCCGTCAGGCTGCGGTTCGGCATCCTCCACTTCGCCGTCGAAGCCTTCCAGTTCGACAGGATCGGAAATGGTGATACGCTCCCGCATCACCCGCTCTTCCTCCACCATCGCCGTCTTGGTGACACCGTAGCGTTCCAGCAGTCCGCACGTCAGCCAATCATGCAGTACCCGGTAGCCGTCCTGCTGTCGCATGAAGGCATAGCCGATTGCCGCCGTGGCTTCCTCAGCCGCCTTCTCGTTGTCTTCGTCGGTCGCCTCAAACTCAACAACACGGTCACCGCTGACGAACGCCCGCAACACCGACACCGCCATGTAATCGATGGCTTCCTGCACGTCGGGCAGGACGATCTGGCTGCGCCCGTCTACTTCGTTGCCGAATGGCCGCGCTTCGTAATACCGCCGCGATGCTTCCTGATAATCGCGGACACGCTCCCACTCGGACTCTGCGCTTTCCGCCTCGCGCTTCAGGGCATCGACCAGTTCTTCCAGGTTGATGCCGGGCTGGGGCTGCTCTTCTTCGGCAACTAGGGGCGCTGGGTCGATCATCATGGGCAACGTCGCCATCAAACCGCCTCCAGCAATTCGCGAACGTAGCCAGAGTGAAGCCTTACGGTGCTACCGCCTCGCTCCAGTTCCGAAAGCGTGCGGCAGAAGGCCTTGCCGTCTTCGTTGGCGTTAGTTGCCTCCAACAGGGCCACGACGTTATCAGCGGGCTCCGCCCATTCGCGGAATCCATATTCTGCTGGAGCATTGACTTCGGCCCAAAGGCGGTCACGCAATCCCTTGTCCATCAAACAACTCCACGCCGCAGCTTGCTTAAATCCAGCGAACCGTTGCCGGAACGCTCAGGCCGGATGGCCGCACTTTCGAAGCTCTTATAGCCGTGAGAGAACTCATCATGCAACGCGTATGACTTGAACTGACCTAGCTTATCATCCCACGCCTTGCGATAATTGTCCATGCAGGCAATCAACCGGGCGCAACGGACTTCATCGAACCACACTTTGCCCAGAAACGACCGCGACGCGTCAATGCCTGCCTGCTCCGTGTCAATACGCTTCAGCACATCGATTGGCTTGATGCCCGCACGCTCGGCATGCATCCGCCGCGTGTCCGCCACCTCCGTCAATGATCGTTGGTCAGCGTCATGCGGCATGTAGTGCCGGCTGTAGTTATAGCCCTTGCGGTTTAGCACAGCAGCGTAATGCCCAAAGCCTTCGCCGCTGTTCTCGTAATAGTCGATTGCCCGACGTTCGAAGCCATGATCCTGCCAGAACGTAATCGTCATGCTGTCGTTAAGGCCCAAGTCCCACGTTGTGTAGACCGGGGCATCCATGATCGGGATACGACAAATGCGGCCTTCACGCCGAACCCTGCGCATCTCAGTGGCAAAGTAAGCGCCTTCAATACTTGCTTCGAACGCCTCTTGTGGCGTCGAAGGATACTCGCGCTTCATGTCCTCGCCCTGCTGCTCGGCTTTCTTCACATACCAAGCAACCTGTTCCTGGCGCAGGATAATGCCATGCTTGTGAGCGAGGTCTTCGAAATACGCTTGCCATTCCGCCGTGATCGTCACGTCTTCGTGCAATTCGTATTCGGCGCTGGTCCACCACGGCGCAAAATGGAACTTGAAATCCAATGCGGTCAACGGCGTGCCGGAATCGGCCTTCTGCTGCGCTTTCTGCGTCAAGTCGTAGAAATGTCCAGCCTGCCCTTCCGCCGTGCTTTCGATAACGATGCGCTGCCCAGCCTGCACCGTATTAAACGCGCCTGAGCGCACCTCACGGGCCTTTTCGGGGTATTTGGCACATAGCTTACCATATTCGCTGACATGCAGCCTCTGGAGCGTCCCTGAGCGCAGTGACGTGCCAACGCGGATGCTGGAACCGTTGCTAAACTTCATGCTGTCGGCTGCATCCTGCTCCGCCGACACGACGGCGCGGAATTCCACCGGCAGCTTGTCGTAAGCAAACTTGATCTTGTCCGCAAAAAACGCCTTTGCGTCGTTCAGGTTATGCGCGATGACACCAGCGGCAGTATTGGGAATGAATAGACAGTCATCCAGCATGTCGATCTGAATAACCGTCGTGAAACCCTTCTGGCGCGCTTTAAGAACGACATCCATTCCATGTCGTTCATCAATGAATTTAGCTTGATCCGCGTTCATGCGGAATGGAACGGTAGCGCCGTCTTTGTCCTTGATGCTGTAAAACCCGTCAGCAAGACGATCGCGCTTAGTCGGCCACCGCTTAGCCGCAAGGTTTAAGACTTGTGCCCCAGCCATGAAGCAGCCTCTTCGCTCATTGTGATGGTCTGCTTAACTTCAGACTTATCGCGCCACTCGTCAGGATCGGCGTTCTTTAGCGCAAACATACGCGCCGTTACAGCCGGACCGCTTTCCGCCGAAAGCATCGTTTCTTCCAGCGCAGCAGTGCGCGCAGCCTTCCCTACGCGTACACTTTCCGAAAATTCCGGATGCTGCTCAATCCATTCGTTGATCGTGGACCGCGCAACGAGAATACGACCAGCGAAAGCGGTGAGAGACAAGCCCTGTTGCATCGTCTCAATCACCGCATCGCAATAGGCGGGATCATACTTGGTGGGGCGTCCTGCTGGCATCACCCGAATATAGCCCGAACCAGCCGTGCCGACAAGCGGTAGCCGAGACCACGGAAGAAGCCTAACCGGAAATGGTCTAGGTTGGTCATGGACGCTCTCCATTGATGCGAAGTTCATAACGATCAAACACGTCATGCCGATACCGGTCGCGATCAATCTGCACCCCTGTTTCGTCCCTGACTATCCAGAAATGCGGCCAAGAGGTTTCGCGGTTCATCGTCCAGCCGTTGTCGAACTTGTAACCGTCCTTATCGTCCATCACTCCCCCTCCATCTCACGAAGCGCGTTGAGTGCGGCGCGGGCGTACGGAACAAAAGACTTCCAGTCCTTGATGTCGCATCGAATGCCCTTGGCCCACAATTCGCTCTGATCGGCTTGTGCCATCGCCCTAGCCATCACCTCCACCTTCGCCTCATCATCCACCCCATCCGACGCAATGACGCGCTCAACGTGGGCGGCAATCTGCTCAGGGCCGTAGACGCCGGGGACGGTCATGCCTCGCTTTCCTTGCGCTCAAAATGCTCCGCAATCCGTATGTATCGGTCTGCATCCGCTAAATGCCGATCGCGATAATAAGATAACTGCCCAACCTCGTTAGCAAGCCTTTCGGCTTCACAGGCCATATACAACCAATAATCTGATTGCTCCTTCATCACCCCTCCCCCTCAGCCAGAGCGCGCCCGCGAAGAATAGCTTCACGAACGATATCCCGCGTCGACCAATCCTTCATGACCAACTCGTCAACAATTACCTCAACAGGATCAACCACCGGCTCCATG